GTCTACATCAAGACCAGGAAAGGCATATACAGCAAGCATACGCCGATAAGTTTGCATTAAGATTCATTGACGTGGATGACGCCAAGCATGCAGACATTCCTGACGCAGACGCGTACCTGCTCATCAAGAACTTCATCAACCACACAGTCTTTGAGCGGTATCAAAAGAAACCACAACACGTTTTGATTGATGGTGGGCTAACAACCCTGAGAGCATGGCTTAACACGAAAGGAGCTGAACTGTGAATAGCAAAGTGAATAGTGAGCACATTTGGACGCCGTCGGGCACCGACATCACAATCCGTTGGAAGCAGATGGGGTGGATACCTCCAAGTGAGGATCCGGTCTATCAAGCCAAGTGGAAGTATTACCAAGAGTTGCCTATGCGGCATTTGGATGATACGGCTAAAAGACAATACGAGCAACTATTAAAGCGCAATAACGTAGCGAGGATCAAATGAGTAATAACACAGGTGGACCGGCATTTCCGGTTTCATTGACCAACGAGCAAGAAGTTAAGTGGGATAGTGCGGGGTTAGGGTGCGCCAATGGCATGAGCCTGCGGGATTACTTTGCCGCCAAAGCAATGCAAGCTTTAATTGACAATGATGCTTTATTTTCAGCAATACCTCAACAGGCTTACGTTTTGGCAGACCAGATGTTGAAAGCGAGGGAACAATGATTAACGGCGCAAAAGTACAAGGGCCTGACATTGTCAAAAATGGCTATGATGATTGGATAGAGCTTTTAGAGCATACAGGCAATAAGGATCTATTGGATGACCCTTATAACATATGGCTCGAGGCTTTCCATGTAGCTACATTGGTTGAAAGGCATGGCATCCTGAATCTCATACAGACTCAGGTCAAGCTAGCTGAGCCTCGTGAAGGCGACGTTGCAGCCATTATGTCAGTTATGGATAAAGCAATTGCAACTCAATCTTTTAAAGCAAGTCATTGAGGTCATTGCTTCAAAAGGCCTACATCGTCAGGGCCCAACCGGATTGCCCATGGGGTCAATCTGAATCTCTCCGGCGCCCCGCACTGTCTCAGGCTGTTGCAATCCACGCTTAACAAACTGCGCAGCCGGAGCACCTGCAGCCATGGCAAGCCCTGGTAATTGTAGTCCAGGAATCATGGACATAACGGCTCCAATGCCACCAAGGGCGTCAATCACCGCGCCTGAGGTATCACCACTTAATAAGCGTTGATACGCCTCATAAAAGCTCATACCCGCAGCGCCACCTGCCAATGGACCTTGTATGAAAGGCGATCTAAGTCCCTTTGCCAAAGCAGCCAACGGGCCTGGAATGGCCTCGGCAAGTCGAGCTTGCGCTGCAGTTCCAGCAGATTTAACTGCGCCGGTCTCAGCTGCAGTTGCAGCCTCGGCTTCTTTGCCTTGACGAATGAGTCGATCAACTAATGACTCTTTGATCTGCCCCGGCTCACCCGCTGATGATGGGCCATACATCTTGGTCATGCGACTTGTAACGGGCCCGTGCCCTTTCATACGATTGTAAGCTGCGCTGGCTTCAGGCACACCGCCTTGAATTTCACGATTAATGCCAGCCCAGTTGCGCATCCAATTAGTACCTGAGGTTGCAGACTTAGGTGATAAATCTGAGGGCTTAATGCCTCTACGCAACAACTCTTCTTCTTGCATGTTTTGCAAAAGTCTGGCGATCTTTTGCTGTTCAGATAAAGTCTTAACACCTTGCGTTGTGCGTGTGGCCTCTGACGGGAATGTCTTCTCCAATCCACGTTGCAATGGTCCACCTACAATGGCGCCTGCTCCCGCGGCAGCGTACTTTTCTTGCTCCGGCGTTAAGCCTAGCTCAGGTAACAAAGACGTACGAGCACCCGGCTGTGACGCTTGTTTTACGCCGGGCGCAGACCCCATAGGCGCGTTAAAGATAGGATCCAATGTAGACAGGACGTCAGCACCGGAGTCTTTATCATCAACCCCTAAGTCAGGCATATTATTTGTAGGCATGTTTTTACTCCGGATGGAATTGGCGGAACAACTTCATGCGGTAGTCGGCGTAATCTTTATTGATTTGCTCATAAGGACTACCAGGCTTAAAGAAGTTACGCGAACTGGCAGCAGCCCCTGCAGTGTCTGCGTAATTAGACCAAGCGCCGTACAAAGCCTCGCGTTGCTTGTTAAGCAGTATTTGCTGTCTTGCCCAATGCTGAACAGCTTTGGCCGAGTCATCAGTAGACGCCATTGGAGCTTGCAGGAGTCGAGCATCATTATCAGTGGGGTTAACACCTAATAAGCCTTTATTTGCTCTTACGTTGGATAAGAATTCAGACCCCAAAATACGAGTTACATCACGAACTGCTTGCTGATCCTCAGGTGACAACTTAACTTTTTCTAAGAATTGCTTAACAGGCAAGCCAAGTCGAGCATTGAAGTCACCGGCAGTTAGCTGTGCGCCTTCTTGCGCTGCAGTCATAATACCAGAAAGCACGCCTTGCTGTTGCATTAACGCAAAGATTTGTGGCTTGGTACGAGCAAAGTAATCCAATTGCCGCAAGTTGGTATTACTACCTTCCAATAGTTGTGGAGTATAGGTCAAAATCTCATCGCGGCGCAGGTTGAAAGGCTTATCGCCTTCCTCAACGCGTTTTTTAGCAATATCGGTTTGCGCTGCCAATGGCAAGTTTGCAGTGTCAGACGGCTGTCGTGGCTGATCTTGACTAATTGGCGCAGTTTTAATTCCCAATTGCGCAAGTTTCTTTTGCACAGCGTCCAGCTGCGTATTAAGCTCACTGATTCTAGGGGCATCAGACGGACTAGTTGCTCGCAACTGTTGCCGCAAAGCTTTATCTTGCGCCTGTAGTTGCGCGGTCTCCATTGGGCTAGGGGTTGGGCCAGCGGTTTGTGTAGGACTTGTGACGGGCGTAGCAGGGACTGGTTGAGGCTCTGGTGTAGTAACCGGCGCAGGTTGAGGTACATTACCCCCAATGGGTCGACCACCTCCAGGGATCATCTGCAGGATTTGCGGACCATACTTGGCTTCCAACTCAGCTTGACTTACTCCGGCCTTCCACTCTTCGGTTGCGGCTTTGCGCAAGTCATTCTGCATATTGAACGTATTCTTAACTAAGTCGCCAACTTTAGGTGAAAGCTGCGAGATCATAGGGTAGACCTGTGCCAGCTTTGACATGGTGTCAGGCGCTACATTGCCGGATTGAAGTTGCTGCACAGCGTCGGCTGCGGGAACACCAAGTACACCCGCCATAAGCTGCAACGCCTTTGACTGATTGCCCATCTCATATTTCTGAGCTGCAATCTGTGCTCGCATCATAGCAATGTTAGGCGCTTGTTGCTGTTGTACTTCTTGTTGTTTGCCTAATTCAGCCGACGCACGACCAATAGCTTCACCAACATTGCCAGTGCGACCAGGGTCAAGCAGAGCGCCAGCAACAGAAAATAGATTAGGCTGATTGCGTGTTTGCAATAAGTCCACAACCTGCTGCAAAGCTGTAAGATATTCTTGCTTGCCTGCATCATCGGCGCCAAGAGAAAGTGAAGGAAGTGCTGCCATGGTTGCTCCTTAATTGTCCCCGCCCTCACCAGTGCCAGTTATTGTGTCACCCGTGTAGCCAAAAGTAGGGTCAACAGTGTTTGTGCCACTTGTGTTCCCAGGCGCGCTGGTATTGCCTGCATCAGACTTGAACAAGTCAGACAGGCTAGTGCCTACTTTGCCAAGCACTCCACCAAGGTAGTCACCAAACTTAGTTTGACTAATGCCACCAGCCAAAGCGCCAAGGCCTGCAAGCTGTTGCAATGGTGACGCAGCGTAGGCGCCAGGAATAGGACCTGTGTAAGTTGCAGCTTGGCTGGTAGGAATGGTGTAGCCACGGAGCAGCGCGGCTTGATTGGCCAGTTGCTGCAGCGGGAAGAGTTGTTGGTTTTGGCCAATAGCTTGTTGTTGAGCGCCTAATGTAGCCAAAGCGTTCACATCACCAAGCCCAAGTGCCTGCGTGCTGGTTGCCAAATTACCAAGTTGGCCGGCAGCAGCCAAGCGCTGAGCTGCTTCATTCTGCGCAGCCTGCAATGCTTGACCATACCCTTGCTGCAGTGCCTGCGCTTGCAACGTCTGCGTATTAAGCATGCCCTGGTTAATTGCTTGGCCTAGAGCTCCGGCGCCACGCGCCGAGCCAAACTGACCCGTGCCTACAGCGGCAGCAGTCGCTGCAGGGGCCAAGTATTGCTGAATCTGTCTGGCGCCCTGTTCACCTAATGCGTCAACTACTTGCTGCGTATAAGGTGACATATAGGCGTTGATACGCCCTGTATAGTCTTGCCCTACACCAGCAGCTAAGTTTTGCGCTTGCTGCAATGCAGGTTGGTAATTGCCTACATTTTGCGCAACTTGTTGGAATGCTTGCTGCTGTAAAGGCTGTGCGCCTACGTATTGCGCGCCTTCCGCCGCTTGTGCGCCCTTGGTCGCCAAGTTGCTTAAATAGTCAGTATAAAAACTAGGGGCAACGGTTTGCTGTTGCTGGCTAGTAGTGATGTTAGGTAATGGTTTGCCTTGCGTAAAACCTGGCGATGCAGCGCCTGCAGTAGCAGTGGGAGGAGGCAATGCTACCGCGCTGCCCGTTAACGTATCAAGTGCCATGGTCCATTATCCTTTCAAATATTCCAAAGGCGACTTGGCCTTAGGAGGAATTTTATCCGGCGGAGCGGATCTTTTGTGCTTACGAATGTTTTCACGCATCTTATCTAAAAGTGCTGCTCCGGCGTCTGAGGAGCCATTACCTAAGGCAGCCACAGTGTCAGCATCAAATACGTACTCACCATCAGCCAACATGGCAGGAATATCATCAGATTGCCCATCGCCGTGCCCTTTCACGTAATGTCCAGTTTTACCTGTGATAAAAGTATGTGCAGTCTTTTGCACAGTGCCGCCCTCGGCAAATGCTGGCAACGCGCCACCACCTATCATGTTTAGGCCGGCAGAAGTTAGCGCGCTAAATAAAGAGTCACTCTTTTTGCCTGTAATCATGTCCAACAGGCCAGATAGTGGGGCTTGCCGCTGTGGAGCTTGTTGAGGCATAGGCTGCTGAGGCGTAGGCGCTTTTTGCTGTGCGCCGGCTTGACTTGAGCTCATCATGGCGGCAAGTCGCTGCATATCTGCAGTGCCAAGACCTGGAAAGAGTTGTTTTACATCTTGCATGATTTTCAAATCCGTTGAGGATCCTGTGTATAGATTTGCTGCAGGTAAAAATCCTGGCAATGCTCCAGTTGTGCTAGGCTGCTGAGACGCCCCAGTCATACCTGTTGGTTGTACAACTTGACGAGGCGCGGTAGTGGGTGTGCTAGGGGTACCTGGTTTAGCTGGCGTCCCAGGTTTAGCTGGTGTTGTAGGCGTTGTGACATCACCACCATCTGCGCCAGTACCTTCACCTTCACCTTCACCTTCACCTGTACCAGTACCAGTACCCGTTCCTGTACCGTTACCATCTCCACCACCTGTGCCCGTACCTGTGCCAGTTCCCGTACCAGTTCCTGTGCCAGTCCCTGTTTCTGTGCCCGTTCCCGTTCCCGTTCCCGTTCCAGTTCCTGTACCAGTTCCTGTGCCAGTCCCTGTGCCAGTCCCATCCCCACCACCTACGCCAGTACCAGCACCTACACCAACATTAATTTGTCCTAAAACGTCTTGGCCTCCGCCCCCACCTCCAC